AATGAGGCAATGAATCGTTTAGATGACTCAATTGCTCGTCAATATACTGATTTAAGCCAAGCGGCTATTCAGACCAGCGAAGGTGTTAGACAACAAAGATTTAACGAAATAGCGACCCTACTAGGACGTTCCCAAGTTCAAACTGGCTCTTCATTCCAGCAATATCAACCGCAATTTAGTGGTCTAGATTTGTTTGGAGCTGAGCAACAAGGACTAAATCGCCAATTCCAACAAAGCGCATTATCTCAACAATTAAAAGCGCAAGGCCAAGCTTCTAGATTGTCTGCGCTAGGTACATTAGGCTCTGCCGGTATCCAAGGAGCCTCGACATATTTTTCCACAAAGAAATCCGATCGTAACCTAAAAGAAAACATAAAAAGAGTGGGAACCTCTGAAAAAGGTCTTGCCATTTATGAATTTGAGTACAAAAATAAAGACTTAGGTGATGGAGTTTACGAAGGTGTGATGGCGCAAGATTTGCTAGAAAGCAATCCTGATGCCGTAATATCAGACAGCAGTGGAATCCTCAGCGTTGATTATTCAAAAATTGATGTTGAATTTAGGAGGATTCGCTAATGGCTGTTGATAGAAGGATACTTGCTCAAGCTCTAACTCAAGGACAACAGACCTCTGAAATGGCTCTTGACCCCTCTAACTTCGGAGGTGGAAGAGCTGGAAACGTTGGCCTTGCTGCACAACTCGCAACCGCTGGCATTGGCGCATTCACGCAATATAGAGCGCAAAAGGAACTACAAGAACAAGAACTGTCTTCTCAACAGCAATTCTCAAAACAATTTCCTCACCTAGCTGACATTGCCTCAACTCTTTCTCCAGAGACTCGCCAAGCTTATACTGTGGAAGTTTTAAAAAACAGTCTTAAATCTGCTGAACCAATGAGTCCAGTTGCGAAACTAACTGCTGACTATAAGGCTGGATTGATTGACGAACCTACTTATCAAGCATCTCTCAAGAAAGAAACATCTTCTGGCCCTCAAACTGTGGTAAATGTTGGAGAGCAACAAAACTTTAAAAATGCTACTCAACTTCGTGGTGAATATGCTGACAAGAGTAAATATTTTGTTGGTGTTAAAGAAGGCTATGAGAAAGTAGCTGAATCTTTAAAAGATCCATCACCTGCTGGCGACATTGCTGCTATTTTCGGCTTTGTTAAGGCGCAAGACCCAACCTCAACAGTGAGAGAAGGTGAATTTGCTATTGCAGAAAACGCGAAACCACTCCTTGAGAAATATGGCCTACAACAATATAAAAATGTTTGGGAAGGTAAGCGTTTAACACCTTCTCAAAGAGCTGACTTCTTAGCTAGAACATCTAAATTATACGAACGAGCTGCCAAATCGCAAGAAAAACTGGCTGGACAATATACGTCAATCGCAAAAAGGAACCAACTAAATCCACAAGATGTTATTGTTGATTTTTCAACCAGCATTGAAAATACCCCATCCTCTGAACAAGCGCCAACGGCTGCAAAACAACCAGCTCAACAATTCTCAAGAGAAGAAGCCCTTGCAGAACTAGGAAGAAGAAAAAAAGCGGGGTTAATTAAATAATGTCAATTCAAAATCTTTCAGATCAAGAATTACTTAGTTTAATCGGAAATCAACAAGAATCTGCTGCGCCTCAAGGAATCCAATCTTTAAGCGATGAAGAATTGATGAAACTCATTGGCGACCAAACAGCACCAACTCAATCTAATTTACCGCAAGAATCTTTCCAACAGGCTAACCGCAGAAGAGTTGGGCAATTTGCTGAAGGTATCAAGCAAGGGCTAGGGAATGTCGCAATAGGTGGCGTTCAAGCTGCAACTGATGTTGGAGAAAAAGCCGCTCAATTAATCGAAAAGCTTTACTTTGGCGACAATCTTCAAATGAATACTTTTGGAAATCGTCTGGCCGAGCAGGTAAGACAAAGAAAGGCTGAGCAAGCCCAACTTCCTACTGCTGAAAGAGCTGGAATTTTTGTTGGTGAGACCGCCCCTTTCATAACTGGCGGTGCAACTACAGGCGCAAAAGTAGCTGCTGCAACTGGCTCAAAAATAGCTGGTTTGGCTGCTGGTAGTGTTGTAAGTGGTGGTGAAATGTCTTTCCTATCTCCGCGAGAACAAGCTGGTTTAGAAAACAGAGCCATAGAAACAGTGAAGGACGCAGGAACTGGTGCGGCTTTTGGTGTTGGGCTTGGCGTTGGTGCAAAAGTAGTTGGTGGAGTTGCAAAAGGCGTTAAAGGATTATTTACCGCTAAAACCGCGGAAGATGTTCTTGCTGCTCGCTTACCAAAAGAACAAACTGCACAACTGCTAGAGCAATTAAAAACTGCTACTCCTGATAATCCGGTCTTACTTCCTGATATTGCTGGTGATTCAGTAAAAGGTTTAACTCGTTCTGTCGCTAAGCTTCCAGTGGCAAGAGATATTGTAACTGATACCTTAGAAAATAGAAGTAAGGCCGCAGTTTCAAGAGTTTCTGATTATTTGGCAAAAGATATTTCACCAGTAGATAACTATTTTGGCAATTTAGCTGATTTATCAAAGGCTAGAAGTGAAGTTTCTAAACCTCTTTATGATAAAGTGAAAGGCGCAACCCTTCCAACAAAAGGAAATGAGGAGCTTCTATCTAAAATCGCTCCCGAATTAAAAACAGTCAGAAACGATTTTAGACTTTCACCAGAAGAAGCGCCCGATAATTCTTTTACCCTTCTTCATCACGTCAAAGAAAGTCTTTATGACAAAGCGCAAGTCTTAAAAAGACAAGGTGCAAATGCTCAGGCTAGAGTTTATGATAATCTAAGAACTGAATTAACAAAAAAGATGGGTGAGGTAAGCCCTGACTACAAAAAAGCCAATGAAGTTTTTGGTGGATTTAGTCAATTACAAGGAGCACAAGAAAAGGGTTTAGGTTTCTCAAAACTACGCCCAGAAGAGATCAGGCGTGAAATGCTTGGCATGAATGCAGGTGAAAGAGATGCTTATAGAATCGGAGTAAGAGAAGACCTACAAAAGGTCGTTTCTTCAACTGCTGATGGAGCTGACCCAGCAAAAAGAATCTTTGGCAATGAATTTAAAAGAGAACAACTTCGCGCTGTTTTTGGTAATGAAACTAAATTTAAGGAGTTTGAAGAAAAACTAGCGACTGAAATTAGGGCAGCCGACACTAAAGCAAAAGTTTTGGGTGGCTCAAGAAGCGATTATAATATGGCTGGTGACGATGAATTCTTAAATAAAGTCGTGCAAGGCGGATTCACTGTAGCAAAAAGCAAAGTAAATCCTCTTTATCTTGCAGAAGCAACCTATAATGCAATTAGTAACAAATTCGCAGGTATAAATAAGCGAAATGCTGAGGAAATCGCTAGGTCTTTAGTTGATAGGGGGCAAACCATCAAAACCTTAGAAAACATCATACAACGCGAGAAAAACCCTATTCAAAAGAGAATTGCTTTAGAAGCTAAAGATTTTATCACCTCTAATCTTCTAATAAAATCATCTATGGGCGGAAATAATGAGGCTCAAGCCCAAGATTTCCAAGGAATGAGTGAAGAACAAATAAGACAACAACTAATGCAGCGTCAGGAAAAAGAACCTATATTAATGCAAGGCATTGATGTTAATTCTGAGGCTAAAAAAATTAAAAATCGTTATTCAAGATAGTTATGGCATTCAACGGCACTGGTACATTTGTAAGACTCTATAATTGGGTTACAGATAAAGGTAATTCAATTCCAATCACCGCTTCTCGTATGGATGCGGAAATGGACGGAATGGCTACTGGTCTTTCTAATTGTATCACAAAAGACGGTCAAACCATTGTTACCGATAATATCCCAATGTATAGTAACAAATTCACTGGGTTGGCAACCGGAAACGCAAGGACAGATTCTATTTCATTAAATCAGGTACAGGATAACCAGTTTTTAGACGCTGGAACAACAGGCGGATCGGCCGATGCTTATACAATCACGCTTTCGCCAGTGATTACGGCCTATGCTTCCACAATGCGCTTTACCGCTAAGATTCATGCTGTTAATACTACTACAACACCTTATATCCAATTTAATAGCATTGCGACTCCAGCTAGTAACGCGGTTGTAAAGAAATTAGATTTATCTGGTAATGAAATAGCAGTTGAAGCATCTGATTTGTTAGGTGTCCATGAGTTTAAAAGAAACTCTGCAAATGATGCTTGGATTGTTTTAGATCCTAAAAAGCCTTATTTTAATAGTAATAATATTACTTACAGTGGATTAATTTTTAGAAATGTCCTGATCAATGGTGCAATGGCAGTTGACCAAAGAAATGCTGGCGCTGCTCGAACAATAACTGCTGCCGCCGCATTAGCTTATACTGTTGATAGATGGTATGCTTATTGCACAGGCGCGAATGTGACTGGTCAGAAAGTGGCTGGTACCGCTCCGAATCAATCTAATTATAGATTTACTGGCGCGGCTTCTGTTACCAAGATTGGCTTTGCTCAAAGAATTGAGGCGGCAGAAAGCCAGCATTTAGCGGGCAATACTGCCGTTCTCTCTGTTGATTTGGCTAATTCGTTACTAACAACTGTTACATGGACTGCTTGGTATGCCAACAGCTCTGATACTTTCGGAACGCTCGCCTCGCCGACTAGAACACAAATTGCGACTGGAACTTTCACAGTAAGTTCAACACTCACTAGGTTCAGCACCTCAATCTCGATTCCTTCCGCTGCGACAACAGGAATAGAAATTGAGTTTAGTGTTGGAGCTCAAACGTCTGGAACTTTCACAATTGGAAGGGCTCAACTAGAACTAGGAAGCGTTGCCACCACTTTTGATTATAGATCAATTACACAAGAGATATTACAATGCAGAAGATACGCTCGCACTATAGGAGCTGGTTTACCTGCTCAAGTGTACGCCACTAACACAGGAGTCACCTATAAAATGAATTTCGAACATCCAATGAGGGTTAGTCCTAGTATTACTTTAACTACTCAACCTAATATTGAAGTGCCGGGGAACTATACTTCGGTCGCAGTAGGCGCCACATTAGTTTCTAGCAATTTATCAGCTAATGGCTTTGTTGTTTCTTATAATGGTTTTGCTAGTGTAACTAACAAGGATTCCGGTCATAGCACTTATGATTTTGCTCTCTTGAGTTCGGAATTATAATTAAAAAAGGTATTATATGGAAATAATAAAAGCAAAAAAGATTAAAGGCGGCTACGTGGTTAACGATAATGTAGGAGTCTCAGACGATAATATTGATGTTCAAAATTGGATTTCCAGTGGCGGAATAGTAGAACCGGAATTTACTGATCTAGAATTGATAAATAACGCCAAAGAGAAGAAGAGAAAAGAAATAAAAGCTTTAAGAGATAAAAGGCTTTTAGATCCAACGCCTAGGACTTTATCTAACGGTGGATTGAACAGACAATTTAATCTTAAAAGCGGTGATTTACTAATGTTTAATACAATAATCACTGTCCTTTCTCAAGCGCAAGGATCAACTAGGTCTTGGGAGGCCGCTGACGGTATCCGCTATGAGTTAGATATAAACGATTACAAATCTCTAGTAAATCACCTGATTCTGAGAGATGAGCAGGAATATTCTCAAGCAAGACTTAAGATAGATGTATTAAATAGCCTGAATACGTTGCAAGAGGTAGAGGCTTTTGATATTAACCAAATCATAGTTAGTAATTAACCTTAAACTTTTAATAAAATGAATACTTATATTTCAGTCGATTTGACAGGAACTACAACTTCAGAAATAAACCTACTAGGAGGCGTACTAGTTGGTATTATTACTCCAGCAAGCATAGCTTCCACAAATATAAAAATTTCGACCGCAAGAGCAGCTGGCGAGACTCATGTCAACGCCTATGATGGAATTGGAAAATATGGCGCTGTCGGTGATTTTAACCCGACTATTGCCTCTAGTAAATACATTCCGGTTCCCCCTGAATTTACCTGTGGTATGAGTGTTGCTAAATTAATTCTCGGATCTTCCGAAACATCTAAAACTTTTATTATCGTTGTTAGAGATATTGCATAATGCTTATTCTTTTTGATAAAACTCAATTTAGACCTACAATTTATAGGTCTAATCTAGTTATATGGTTAGACGGATCAGACCCAACAGGAAATGGCATTCTTCCTGCTAATGGAAGCGCTCTTGGGACTTGGGTTGATAAATCTGGACTAGGTCGTAATGCAACTCAAGGTACCGGCATTTCTCAACCAACTTTCCGAGCATCGGTTAAGAATGGGAGAGGAGTTATTAGATTTGACGGCACCAATGATAATATGACCACTGGAACCTTTAGCTCTACAATTGCAGTCCCATATACTCAATTTGTAGTTTTTAAGACTAGCGTTTACAAGGCATTTAATGTTGTTTTGGGTGATGTGACGACATTAAGTGCTATGGGTGTTCACGGCGATTCAACTAAAATGTATCTATTCAACGGCGCTGTTGCAGATGTCGGGATTACCAACACTTCATTCAATTTGCTCTACACTAAATGGAACGGAGTAAACACGGAAATTGCTGTCAATGGAGGAGCTACTTCTACCGTCAATTCTGGCACTACCAGAACAAGCCTAAGCGGTCTTAGAATAGGCTCAAACTCTGATTTAAGCAATCCTATCAATGGAGACATTGCAGAAATTATAATCTACTCTGGTACTTTAAGCGCGAGTGAAATTTCTATGGTTACTAAGTATCTAAAAAACAAGTGGGGTGTATGACACAGATATTTTACATTAAACATAATTCCCTTCAGGAATGCAAAGAATTTGATAAAATCATTTACGATTCAATTGTTGAAAAAGACGGACATTTCCTTTTTCCTTTCCAAGAAGGAACGACTTGTTACACTGAATGCAAACCATCAATAGACAATCCTTCAGAATTTGTTTGTCAAATTGATACTAAAATAATTGAATTATCAGCGACAATACCGTCTTTAGAACAAGCTCTTGTCGATAAAAAGACTGAAGAAGAAGCAATAAACTTAGGATGGATTCCTGCACCACAAATTTATCAAATTTAATCTATTTTTTATGGACTGGCAAACTGTAGCATCAATAGTGGGAATTGCGGCAATCATGATCTCAGGGGCAAACTGGGTGATTCTGATGATCGCGCGAGGATTCTGGAATCTGGTTATAAAGAAACTAGAGGAAAGACTTGCTAAACTAGAAAAAGCAGAGGAAAAGAACGAAGCTTTCAGACATAAGCATGAGGCAAGCGTTAAATCATTATTGGCACTGCTTGAAACTTTCAAAACCGATCTTGATAAAAGACTTGACGGATTCGAAAAACTCCTATTGTCTAGATTGGATACAGCCATGTTAAAACAACAAATTGAAAATAATCGTGATAAAAATTAATCAATTAATGTTTCCCGATGTGGAAACATTATCAAAAAAAGATTCCGATATTTCAACTAAACGCTATGCTGATTTAAGAATCATCAATCATCTAATCTGGATGAGTTGGATTTCATTGATTGCTTTAATTCGCGCTAAAGAATGGCATTATATAACTTGCCATCTAGGAATCATTGGAGGCTTTGCCTTCCTACGTGGCGCACTTGCCCTTGACTTACTAAAAAATATTGTTGCAAATAAAAATGATAAATCTAATTAATTTCTTGAAGAAATTTATTTCTTTCATTCCATTTATTATAGGAATGTTTGTTGGTGTTAGAGCCGTAAAAAATAATCAAGCAAGGGGAACTATAAAGAATGTTGAAATTGCCCGCAAAATTGAGCAAGAAAATGATAAGCTTACTCGTGATGAGCTTATTGATAAGCTGTAAAACACCAGATAGTTGCCTGATATTTAAGAAGATACCTGTTTCAGAAAGAAACAAAGCTGCACTAAAAGCTTCACAAGTTGACAAAGAGTTTATAAAAGGGGTTGCCGACCATAACGAAACTTACTCTAAAATATGCAAATAGAACCAGTAGCTAAATTATTTCTTAAAAGAAAATATTATCCAGAAGCAACTATTGGGAGAATCGAAACTTCGGATGGTAAACCGATTATAGCGACATTAGAACGCAAGAATGCTAATAATTTAAAGGATGATCCAAGAACGCAGCAAAATGAGTCTTCTTGTATCCCAGAGGGAACTTATCTTTGCAAATGGACAAGAAGCAATCGTTTCTCAAATCTTGCGAAAAAACGCTTGGATGAAAAGTATTCAGAAGATAAGGATGCTGTTTGGTTTTATGAACTTATTGATGTAAAAGATAGAGCTGGAATTAGAATCCACCCTGCAAATTGGGTGCATGAATTACATGGCTGCATTGCTCCAGCAGCAACAGTGTTAGATTTAAACCCGAAACAAGAAAACAAAAATGTCAATGATAGGCGCTGGTATGCTTCCCAATCTCGCGATGCCCATAAAAAATTGATAGATTTTACTCAAAAGAAAGACTTTATGCTTGTAATAACTAAGTAAATATTTAACCAACCATTCTTAAAATGATTGCTAATTGCTTAACTTGTCACGAACCATACAAAACCAATCCAAACGCTTCCCCGCAGGAATATCCTTACTGTGATTTATGCAATATAAAAGAGGTAAGGAACTTAAAAACTCTCTTTATTTCAGTTGATCCAACAAGCAAGAGTTACAAGAATCGTCCAGGTAAAAGACATGGACAAAAAACCAGAATTAACCTAGACGCGATAAAAGAAAGAAAAAGACTGAAGGGTGTAGCAGCAAGAGGAGTCTACGAGAACTCCTTAGGTGCTTTGAATGGGTTAAGTTTGGGATTCTAGCTTCTTTACTCTTTCTCTTGGCTTCTAAAATGTAAGTAAATTGTTTGTCTGGGGCTTAGTTCCGTACCTTGAGTCTCTGGTTTTATTTCAGTGTTAATAACTTCCTCAGCTTTATCTACTAAACGAGCTAGTTTCTTCTGAAGTGCATCCTCCACGATTGACGCAGGATTAATCTTCAAATCATCACTATACTGGATGTTTTCTACTTCATGTTTCAAATCATAGATAGCGTCTTGAAAAGAAATAGTCTGCTCCTCTCTCCTTGGTTTTGTTTCAGCTTTATCTTCTGGGAGTTCTTCGAATTGATAAAAGTCACACAAATTATATTCCTTGCTTAAATCAGCTTTATCTCTAAGCATTTTAAAGTAAAAATTTGTTCCATAAAGATTAAGACCAACACATTTATATTCTTGACTTTCTCGTTTATACCTCTTCCCCACTACTGGTAATTTATTTGTCATTGCTTCCTCTCATTTTTAATATTTTTTCTTTTAAAACTCGGTTTTCTTCTTCTAATTCCGCTATAATAGCGACAGAATCTTCACCAGTAGAATTCCAAAGAAGTTTATATTTTTCGACTTCTTTCTCAAGCTCTTCTATTTGTTTCTGTAAGTCTTTAGTCATAAGCTTTTAGTTGTTTGAGTTGTTCTCTAAGTTTGTCATTGCATCGCTCCAAGTTATAACCGCATTATGAAAGAGCGATAAATCGCCGTGTATTAAAACATCTAGTAATTCTTTTTTTTCCTCCAAATAAACTTTAGCAAAATTTTTATCATGCTGAACTATAGAACGCGAATTTGAAATAAGATCTGCAAGCTTTATATTCATTCCTCCTCTAGAGGATTTTGCTATATGAAGCCTATCTAGTTTTTTTCTAGCTTCTCTATTGCCGTCGCTAGGCTTACTAACATCGGTCACTTCAAGAACAAATTTAGCCACAATAGATCCAAAATTCTCTACTAGCTCTTCATAGGTGGTATCAGTATCTTCTAACGTATCATGCAAATAGGCGGCAGCAATTAATTCTTCGTTGCCTTTACACTCGCTTCCATCACTGCTAAGAGCTTGTAAAATATTTGCCACTTCTTCACAATGATTAAAATAAGGTTCGCTAGTATATTTCCTTTTTTGATTTGCGTGTTTTAGTCTAGCAAAATCAGCCGCTTTTTCTGACAAAGTTTTTTCTTTTGGTTTTTTATCCAACAGCCCCCTAAGAGATAAATATTGTTTTAGTGATTTAATCATTTTCCTCCTTATTTAATTTCCTCAAAGCCGTTAATAAAATCCTAGAAGGCTTCCTAGCCCCTGTTTCTACCCTGCTAATATGAACCCTGCTACAACCTAACTTTTTTGCTAATTGTGCTTGAGTTAGGTTGAGGAGTTCGCGGGTTTGTTTGAATTGGTTAGTCATTTAACTCTAAGCGGACAATAAGTATTTCATTATATTCTTTCATCACTTCCGCTTGTCTTCTTAATAGAATACGATTTGCAGTAGATAGTTCTGTAATTTTATCGCTGTTAGTAAAAGAATTCAATTTATCTAAATTTAGCTGGAGTTCCTTTTGTTCGTTTTTTAATCTTTCTAAAAAATTTGACATATATTTTAATTTTAAGTTATTATTCAAGCAAACTTGCTCTTGTCTATAAAGTAACCAGAGGTTACATAATAGTCAATAAAAAAGATTAATTATTTTATTACTTCGTAATTAAAGCACCAAACCCAAGGATTCGCCCCAAACTTTTCTTCTTGTTTCTTGTGGGTTGAGTTCCAAAGCTCGCTAAAGGCTTCTCTTGCGGTTTCGAACCATTGTTGGCTACCTTTTTGCGAAGCATAAGAGTTTTTATAAAATACTCTACATGCAATAATTCCTTCCTTAACCGCATCTTCCTCACTTATATCTTGAAGCCTCTCTACTTTTACGCTTGTTATTCTTAGGGTTAGGCGTGAGTGTTCTTGCTTCATGTGGACTGGTGATTTCCAATTTCCAAGATAATAATCGTTTTTATCAAAATCGGCTTTGTAAGCTAAATTATTACTAGTAAGATTGTTCCTCAATTCGTCTTCAAATTCCATTTTTGGGTCAAAAGTCTCCTTCACAAAAATTGTTTCTCCGATTTCAAAAGGGAGTTTGCCATACGGATGGCTTGGTTCAATAAAAGATTGTTTAGTATTAACCACCGCCCTAAACATTCCTTCCTCATTCTTTAAAGCATGGTTTACTTGGTGTTGGTTGAAGATTATTGATTTCACAAATTATTTACCGTCTTGTTTAAGAATTTCTAAAGCTTCATCCAAAGCCATTTCTAAGTCGTAATGATAAATTGAATAAGACCCAACTGGTGTGTCGGGGTAAAATTGTAGATCAATAATTGTGTTGCACTCAATCATCTTATTAACCATTTCCTTTGAAAGCGGTTCACTTCCGCAACTTCCTAGGATTCGGTTTACATCATCAATTCCTTCTTGAATAGTCTGGTAATAATCTTTGTATTTATTGATACTAATTGAGACGCTGCATTTACACTTCTGTTGTATCTGGGATAACTTATTCATATCTATTTACTCCTTTTCTTCAAATTTTTATATGCTTTCGCAATTGCCTTACGGCAAATTTGTGAAACTGAAATACGATTGTCCACAAGATACTTAACCATTTCCCTGCCCTCTGGGGTAAAGGAAAACGTCACTCTCTTACATTTTAATTCAACTTTTTTTCTTGGCCTACCGCGTAATTTCATATTTGTTTATTTATATTAAATCCACTTTTTCTATACATATCACAAGAACGTGTATAAAATCTTAGAAAGTAGCCCTCACCGCGTTATAAATAAAACAATTTCCCCTCCAGAAAATTGACGCGGTTGGGCTACCATCTAAAGTTTTATTTGCCCTTCAAAATATTTTCCTTCTCTAAAATCTTAATTCCCTCCTCCACAGAATAAGCCATATAATAACGGCAATTAACAGAATCTTTGAAAACATCCTCAAACTCTTTTTGTGATTCCGATTGTTTTCCTGCTGCGCTTGTCGCGGTCTTAGGTTTCTTGAACTCAATAAATATAAAATGAGTTTCGTAAATTGGTGAATTGTCTGATTTCCTACCGCATATTTTATTCTTAATAAATTCAAAATCACTTTTACCGCCCCTAAGCCCCTTTGCTTTTAACAAAGAAGCTGTCACAGCGTTTCTTGCCTCACCTGATGAGTCGTACGACCACCAAGCGCAATCAAGTATTTTATAGCCCTCATATTGCCTAACTAGGGCGGCAAAGTTCTTTTGAATTATTCCCTCTGCACCAATGCCTTTTTTTACAAATTTTCTCATTCAGTTATTTCTATTTATTATCATCAATAAATCTTGCTCTAGCCTCTTCTAACATTCCCATCTTTTCCGTAAATCTAAGATGAGAAGCAAAGGAAGCTATTAATTCTTTATCCTTACCTCTACGATAAGCAATACAGATTACGCCCTCAGCTTTCTCATCATCACAGAATTTATGAAAGTCTTTCAATGTCTCTTTAACAGACTTTTGTCGATCCGTTTCTTGGAATGCGTGAAGCTTAATTATATCGGCCATATTTTCTATTTTTTATTTAATTTAAAATGGTATTTCTGAGTCATCAATCATATTATCTTCCTGTTGCGGCTGATAACCATTTGATTTAGCTTGATGATGTTCTGATTGAGCTTTTGCTTCTGCAAGTTTAATTTCATTGATTACAATCTCATCATAAGAAATCGCTTTCCCTTGCTCATTTTTGAATTGAGGGAAAGGAAGTTTAACTGTTTTAAGACTGCCCACAATCTCAAACTGCTGCCCAATATTTTGTTCGATAAAATCAATATTTGCTCCAAAACATATAAACTTTTTAGTTGTGGAAATAAAAGCGTCCTTTTCGCCATTCTTGCCCTTTATAACATCCGACCAAGTCAAACGACCTTTACCGACCTTACCTTTATTCTCAAAATCGAAAGCGTTCTTGTCGATTTGATTATCTTTCCATTGATTAGCGATTTTGCATTTACCTGATATTTGCATTTTGTATTTATTGTTGTTGATAATAATCCACCAACGCCTGCTTCTCAGCACTTGTTAGCTTGTAGTCCTTGACTTCATAAAATTCTGCCAACTCATAAAGTCGGGTTATCATTGCTTGCATTTCTGCTCGCTTTGCAGTGGTTAAGCTTTTAGTAATCAGTCTTCCTTTTACCATAGCGCAAAAGTTAGTTTCTTGCTTTACTAACTCCTTCACCATATCTTTGTCGAAGAAAGTTCCCTCCGACTCCGCAATATAAGGTGCAATCAATCCACAGATACGATAGAATCCGCGCAATTGGGCTGGTGTCTTATCCGCCCCAAACTGCACGAAGAAATCCTTTCCAGATTCAAGATATTCACGAAGTAATTCGCTTATCTTAGCCTGCTGGTCGCCCCAGTTTGTTTTGTTGGATTGGAAGAAGGAGAGTTTCATTTCTTAAGTGTGATTCTGGTTGTTTGTCTCAATGTGAATTTTGCCATTATAACCATTCCATACTTTAAGAATATCCTCATATTCAAGAGAATCATTAAAAATCACAGCTTCTTTTTCTTGATCGTATTCTTGCAACTTTTCTATTAATTCTTTTACCTTCATACTCTTATTGTTTGTTGGTTAATTAGCAAAAGCGATTAAGATAGAACCTTTGTTGTCAATAAAGTAAACTTTCCGCTTAGTGCTTTTTTTAGGGATCCACATTTTTAAGGTGATTTTTATACTAATTATTTTTTTCAATTATTTTAGCAAAATCTATAGATTCTTTCACGATTTGCATAGCTTTATCAAGACATTCTTGTTGAGCCTCTATAACGGAAAGAGCTTCTTCAAAATGAGAGAATGCAACATTTCTCCCGTCACGTTTCTCGGCTATTTCTTGTAAATCCTTAATTCTCTGTTTAATTGTTTTTTTCATATTGTTATTGTTTATTGGTTAATTAGCAAAAGCGATTATCACGGAATCTTTATTGTTTATAATAAAAGTAATATCAGTAAAAATTATCTCAAATTCTTCATGGCAATCCTTATCATAACAATAAACCTCCATCTCCAAAGCCTCTGGTTTTTCTTTGACTAGCTGGTTTAATTGTTCTAGCAGTTGTTTGAGTTTCATTTTAAATCCTCAATTTCTCTTAATAAATTTTTGTTTTCGTCTCTTAGCTCTTCCACCTCTCTAGCCAAATCTTTTAAATCGGATTCAGTGTGTTTCCAATGACGAGTTCCCATAATATCTGCTACTTCGCCCCAAACCTGATATTCGGCTTCCTCAACGGCTTTCTCAATCTCTGATTCATCTTTTTGATTTTCTCGTAAAGATTCATTTATTTTTCTGACCTTTTCTAGCTCGTCTTTTATTTTGGTTATGATTTCCCTCTGTTGATCGCACAAACTCAAAATCTCATCTATAAATGGACAAGAATTAAAAATAGTTCCTTTAGAATCTTTTATTTTGATTTCGTTCATCATTCCCCCTTAATTTCTTTTAACCAAATTTCTTTCTCTCTTTCAATTAATCGAGAAGGAATAGCCCAATAAGGCCATTTATTCCCTAAACAATAGCGCTTTTTAACCCTTTCGTAAAGCTCATTTTGATAATCCATTATTTTGACCCCAGTTGTTAATATTTCCTTAATCATTCGGATCTAATTTCTCGAACATAGCCAATTCAGCCTTCCTGACTTCTGCAAAACCATCAGGTAGATATTTCTCAAGCTTGGAATAAGCACTGGTTACAGCCTTTTCTTCTAGCCATCCACTTAATTCTGCCGAGCTTCCCATTTGATTAATTCTAGCAATCAATCGTTCAACAAGCTTCTTGTTTTCTTCAATTTGGGTTTCTTGCATATCTTTACCAGATGCCAGATCTCCTTCTTTGGAAAGTCCGAAAGCATTTTTGGTTGGTTGTTTTTTAGCTTCTAATTTTGGTTTTTCAGAGGCGCTGTTGCCGTCATCATCCTCTGCCGTTAGAGTTAATAAAGATTGTAAACCGTATCTTCTAGCGTAAGTAATACCAGATCCTTGCGCTTGAGCATCGTTTGGTTTGGCAAAAAGAATTTGAGTATTACACTCAAGGTCTAGTATCTCACCGCTCTCGTGAATCAGAACCGTTTTTACATAATTAGCCCCAGTAGGTTGCAATACAGCTATTCCATTAGAATTTAATTGAGGAATTGACGCTTCTCTAACCGCTCCAAGATCTGCATAAGATGACTTAAAGAAAGGATTTTTGCTATCTTTTTTTGGATTAGTCATTTCAGATTGCGCCTTAATCAAAGCTTTTGCAAATTCTGGACTAATCTTAAATTGTTTTTCTGTCATATTTTACCTAATAAATAATTTTTAAGTTTCTAATTTTTCCCATAGCAAACAGTCTAACAATATCCTTTGCTTGCTCTTCATTTATTTTGTCAAAGAATTTCAGAAGGTCTTGCACAATTTCATTGTTAATTTTAGCTTTATGCGCTTTATCATCACTCTTCACAAAATCTTGAACATTTGGCCATTCTTGTAAATCTTTTGTGATTTCCTTTTTGATTTCTTCAATTTTTGTTTCAGCATCCGCTTTAGCCTTTTCAGCTCTAGCATTGGCTTCATCAATTTCTTTCTGCGCCGCTAACTTTGCCTTGGCTTCTGCCTCCACCCTGATCGCTTCTTCTTTTTCTATTCTAGCTTTTTCAGCAGCTTCTTTGGCTAATTTTTCTTGCTCATCAAACTTAATTTTTTCATTTAGAATAAATTGCTTGTGTTTCTCAATAATTGGTAAAGCTTCTTCTTCAAAACCAAGCCATTTGTAGTCTTTTAAAGATTCAATTTCTGCAATCTTAGCAGCATTAGAAGCGGCATCAAGACTTGGAATAAATAACTTTTCTTTAATTGATTTTAATTTTCCCTCCCTCTCAGTAATTGGCGCAAGAATTTCATCAATTACGTTGTTTTTACCAGTTGATAGTTTAGTTGAAATTGCACTTCTAGCGTCAGCAATCTTTTTTCCATCAGCTTCTAATGGTTCACAAAATTCTTTTAATTCTTTTATAAACTTGTTGGCGTTAGTTTTTAATTCTTTAGCTTGTTTTATTCCTTCTTTTGTCGAGAAGTCAAAAGCTATTTTTCTAAGTCCATCAATATCTTTTTGAATCTTAGCGATATTGGCTGTATCCGTTAAAAACTCTTTTGCTAAAGTTAGTTCTAAAGTTTCAATTTTGATTATGTTCGTCATTTCTATTCTCCTTTAGTTTGTTGACTGGCGCACCACCAGTAATATTGTTGATAATCGAAGTCCATTACTCCCCCTTTAATTGTCTCAAGGTGCAATCAGAGCCTCCAAAAGAATCAACTAATCTTTCCACATTATCGCATATCGAGTTCTGTAATTCTCCTGCCTTTTTTAGCAAAATATTAGCAGCGTCTCTAAAAACTTCCGAAGCGTTCTCTTCGGAATAGTCTCCGCAAATATTGAAAATCATGCTCTCTAAATCAGTTAAAAAATATTCTTTGTCTTTTTCGAAATTCATAAACCTCCTTTTGATTAAAATTTCTTTCAATAATTAAAAACATAAAAAAATACTAAGCAACAAGAATTTTAGTAAATAACGAAAATAAATTACTTGACACAAATTAAACCTTTAGAATCAACGCTTCCCATCACTTTATTTTTTCTAGAAATTAGATTATTTCGAAATATTTATCAAATATTTTTACCGCTGCTTTGCTTGCTGATTTATCAAACTTTTCAAATTCTTCATCTGATGGAAAGCGATTTTTGCGGTCTAAGAATTCTAGATAAAGAACATAATTCATCATCGCTAAAGTTCTTTTTAAAACTTTTACTTCATGTTCAGGAGGCATTCTTTCTGTCTTTTTATCAAAGATTTTCTGAGTCAGATAATAGGCAACTCTGACAACTTTATATCCACTAAACTTGTCACCATCCACTGAAACGTCTTGAATTATTCTATCAATAATTCTGAAAACCCTCTTGGCTATTTTAAAAAGTTTTGTTTTATCTTTTACGAGTTCCTGTCCGATTCCAATAGAAAACCCCGTCAATCTCCGCGCTCTTTGGTCTTCGCCATCACAAGCTAGTTTCCATATAATGTAAGGCACTAGAAGGATTTGTGCTGCTCTTTTATCGTTAATCATGCTTCCGCTCTCCATAATTCCAAAGATAAATCAAATGAAACTTCTTTGATTTGGATTTGGCAAAACCCACTTTTTCCAAAACCCTAATCGAAGCCTTATTATCTTTTTCAACCACCGCCATCAAGTTATTGTAAAGATGTCCAACTGACTCAAGATAATTTGTAAGTTCTCTCGTCATAATTCCTTTGTTATGCCATTGCGGGTCTAAATCATACTCAACGTGAGGTACTTGATAATTTATGATTTGGATTTTGCCAACCTCGCGGCCTTCTATTTTGATGGGATGATAATATTTGATACTAAGCATTATCTCTAAACTCATTCTTAAAAAATTGCTCGCAACTAAACTCAGTTCTGCTCTTAATGATTTCCTCAATCCTAGTAAAATTACCAGCATTAATCAGAGATTTATATTGATCCTCTGAATCAAAGTATCTCAAGAAAACTGGTTGATTGTGCGAGTAAAATTTCGCCTTACTTGCATTTTGATTTATTTTTGCGAATATGTCTTTAATGTGAATCATTTTAAATAAATTCCATTTTTTAGTTTATAAGATTAAATTCTAATTCGATATTCATAGACTGGGAAGCGTTGATTCTGTTAACTATTCTTGAAAATAGTTTGGCTCGTGAAGATGTTGTTGTTATATCAATTACTGAATCATAGCCCTTATTATACATATCAGGCAAAACATACTCCAAAAGAGCTGCCGAAATCCTTGGAGCGGATCCGAAAAATCGCGTTATTTTAAATTGAGGTTTATCTATGAGTTCAACTATCAAACCTCCAATTATTCCATCACTCTCATTTAAAGCGACAAACATCAAATGCTTATCATCAATATCTCTTTCAATTGCTTTGTTCGCAATTTCATTTAGGAAATCATCAGTAATTTTTAGAAGATAAACTTCTCGCAATGCTTCTTTGAATTTATCTTTATCAAAAATTTGTTTTATAGTTATAAGATTTGTCATTTCCCTCCTTTGTTAATTAATATTTACGATAATGATAAACCGCATATTTCATAATCCTTTTATCAATAAAGATTTTCCCGCAAGAGTCTGGTTCTTTGACGCTCGCAATAAATTTTTCCGCCTTTAATTTCGATCTAAAATAAACAACCTCTTTGATAATCCTCCGCTCTCTCAAACTCTCTTTTATTTTCACCTGCTCTTCCCGTGTTTTAAAGGCAGTACAACTTTGTGGCATTCTCTTGCCGACAATTTTTTTATTGATGAAAAAATTTTGCATAAGTTAATTAAAGTTAATTAATTTCAGTAAATCTTTGGAATTCTTTATCGAAATTCATTTCCGATTCTCCGACTTGTCCGTTTCTATTTTTAGCCACAATTACCAATGCTTTTCCCTTCACTCGATTATAAGTTTCAAGCCAGCGGGAATAATTAGGGCTATATTCTGGTTCAGCTTCTTTCTCTAAATAATAATCGTCTCGGTGAACAAATAGAACAACATCCGCCTCCTGCTCAATGCTTCCCGAATCTCTTAAGTCCGAAAGTAAAGGTCTTTTATTTTGTCTCTTCTCATTTTCACGAGACATTTGGCAAAGAACTATTACCACGACATCAAGTTTTTTTGCCATTGTTTTTAAATCCTCCGCAATACCCCCTATTTGTCTTTCGCGGGATTCTTTCGGATTAGAAGGAGCTATTTTCTGCAAGTAATCAATAATAACCACTTTAATCTTAAGCTTCTTAACTAGCTGCTTTACGCGATTGTGAATCTTAGCAACATTCCAGCCAGCCTTGTCTTCAACATAAAGTTTCGATTTGAAATTATTCTTAGCAATCAGGGCCGCTTGTTCTTCCATCGGTTTCAAATCACAATCTCTTAGGCGATAACCATTTACAGAAGCCTCGTCCATTAAAAAACGCCCCATTACTTCATCATTCTTCATCTCAATCGACAAAAGATAAGTTGGAATTTCTTTAGCAATATTTTTAGCAATATTAAGACCAACTGCACTTTTACCCATTGAAGTTTTGCCACCAAGAATCACAAGATTTGCTGGATAGAAACCGCCAGTAACCTTATCGAGTTTCTGAAAACCAGTTTTAATCAACTCACCTTTTTCTTTCTGCTCTACCTTTCTAAAAATAAAATCTTGCATTAAGAACTCTGCGGAATTAGGTAAATCCTCGGTCTCCGTTTCCAAGGCATCAAACTTCGCGTTTAATTGATTTTTTATCTCCGATAGTGTGTCAGCCTCATTTATTTCTTTAATAGCATTAAAAAGCTCTCTTTTCTGCCATAAAACGATTAAATCTTTGGCATAATCCTTCAAAGAAATCAAGACAGAAACTTGACCAGCAGCAAGTAAAAGTTGTGATAAATAATCTTCTGGCATAGTAACCATTGATTTTTCTAACTTGAAGTAAGTCTTCAGGGTGACTGAATCTTGTCTCTTCTCTTCATTCTGAATGCAGTTGCGTAAATGCTTAAAAAGTTTCTCATGGGCTGGCAGGTAGAAATGCTTTGGCTCAAGGATGTCTAGTTGCTCGATTTTATTATTGTTTAAAATAATACTGCCAAGTATTGCTTGTTCCGCTTCGATGTTAAATAGATCCATTTTTTCCTCCGGTTAAATAATCAAGATAGCTGCCAGATGATTGCGGTTTTTGTTGTTGATTTGTTTTTGGCTCAAATACTCCTTGCCAAGAGTTCTCAATCGAGTTTTCAAGAGATTTGTTTGCAGAGCCATGTTGCTTAGCTTCGAATTCCGAGAGTTTTTTTATGATTAATTCCTTTGCGTTGTCAGTAAAAGGTTTTTTAGCAGTTGCGATTGAATGCCTGAATGCAAAAAAAGATTTTAATAAATCTTGGCTGATAAAATCAGGAGCGTTTATTTTTTCTTCATTTATCATTGTTATTTCTTTATTGTTTGTGTCTTTCTGTTGTCTTTCTGTTGTCTTTCTGTTGTTCGGTCTGTTGTTCAATTTTTGATAAAAATCATAATTTAAAATCTCTATAACATTGAGAATAGGGCTTTTGTGTTGTTTAATCTGTTGTTCACTTTCTAGCAGTTTTAAGAAGGCTCTTGTCTTACCTCTCGACCACTTCCAACGCTGGCTTAGGCTCTCCTCACTTTTTCCAACTTGACCTCGCTTAATTGCTACTTTCACGCCACGTACAAAGAAGACTCCTTCTGAATGATTAGCGAGCAGCAATAAATCAATCCATGCTTGGGCTTTTGTAAAAGATTCAGAAAGCCACAGCCAGTTTTCTTCAATCTTACGATGCAAGATTATAAATCCTTGTTCCATTAAAATCTCGTGTTGAATTTATTATAAGCATGAGTTTCAAAATTATCTCTAATATCTTCTATCCGATCTTGATAATCCGTATGAGATGAATTATGAAATTCAAAGCTTATCCCTTTATCAAAATCAATTCCAAACAAACTATGATAAATTTTATTATTTTCAAAAGTTTCATCCTTGCAGTAACGATTGGTAGTTTTTATTAATCCGACATCAATATTTTGACCAATAAGTAAAAGCGAAAAATTACGACTTTTTCTTCTATGAACATAATTAAAAGATCGCAATTCTTGATAATATCTCAAATAAGAGATTCCTTGAATAAGAGCATTTACATCCAATAAATCTTTTTTTAGCTCTATTATTATAAAATGATTAGATGGCTTATGATAAGCTAAAATATCCACTATTCCAGCTGGAGAGATTTGAACTTGTCTAGCAATAAATTTTAGTCCTAAATATTTCTCTAAATTTTTATCCGTGCAAAGAAAGTCTTCCAACTCTCTTTCCGAAAATATGATTTGCATTATTCCCTACTGTAGTTTGGCGTCGGGGAGCGTAGGGCACTCCACGACATATAAAAATAACAACAAATAATCCAGCCCTACTCGATTATTTATCTCTAACACTCTCAACCCCTATTCCTAAGAATCAAGAGTTTCTTTTAAAAACCTACGGGACGTTTTAAGTCCCGCAAGTCCCTTTAAAAAATTGCACAATTAAGGCAATCTGATGAGAATTACCTCATCAAGCCTAATCAGGTGTTCACAACGCACCTGATTAGACCAAAGGAGGTTAGATTCCCGACTGATCAGAGTCAGAGAATCTGATATCCAATTCTAAATAATAAAATTATTTTTCAACAAAAAAATAAAATTATTTTAAATTCCTAATAAAATATCTAACAGAGACACGGTCGCCACGGTGTAGAGCGTACCAAGCATTGTCAAACAAATAGCTTCTGATCCTATATTTCCCCAATAGGCGCATTTTAATTTCAAGGAAAATCAGAATAAACATGAATTGTAAATCTAGCATAGGTTTTGCCATTTAAAGATTATTAACTAGTCGGAATTCCCGAATCTTAGCCTTGCGCCCTGGCTTACATTTAAACATTTCTAGATTATTTTCCTTACAGAATTTAATCAGATGATAACGCAAGGTGGAAAGCGGAGTATCAAAAGCAATAGATGCTTTTTCAAGAGTTAATTTCTTTTCGATTATAACATTATAAACATCGGCAATCTGCATACTATTTTTTTAATTCGTCTAAAATTTGTTTAAGAATAAATTTGAAACGTCTTCTTTCGTTCCAATGATAAAAGGTATTTGATAACAGTTTTTTTATTTTGTTATTCATTTTTTCCTAAAAGTTTTTTCATAATATGAAGATTAGCCCCTAGCGCTCTCCCCAGATCATCTTCCACTTTGAGTTGTTCGGCTAACAATTCTAACTGGAAAAGAGATGGATTATCAACTAGTATTGATTCTATTAACAAAATATCTTCTTTCTTCTCATTGAGAATCTTGTTTATTTGCTCCAAAGCTTTTTCTTTTTTATAATCAGCTAAATTAGAGACTTTCGGATTTTCTTTATTCATTTTATTTAAAATTTTTTGTTTTTTGAAGGATGGTAGATTCTATTTCTTCTAAAATCTTTTTCTTTTTCTGGTATTGCTGGTGACAGAAATCTTGTGCTGATTTGAATTTATCTCTTTTACGCAAGAAAGAATTAGAATTATTATTTTTCTCTTCGAGAACCACTCCTAATAATTTCGCAAGATTCTCTGGATTATCAGAGAAATCGACCGCGTTTCTTAAATACTCAAAATAATCTTTTTCTTCCATTTTTACCTCTAACTAAAAATTAATTCTTGCATTAGAAAATTTCTGCAATGTTCTAAATTCTTTTGACTCATTTCTGATTTCAATAATCGCAATAATTATTGCTAATATTAGCATAAAAATAAAAGAAGCTATCATTAACATTTATTACCTCTCTGTTGTTAATAACTAAAAACAATTTGCTATTAAATTGTTAAGAAGCATTAAACCAGCTAAAATTAATATGTCAACAATTATTTTATAAATAATTTAATAATTTATTAATTACAATAATCACCTAGAGCCCCTAAGAGAGAAAGTCAAAGTGATTATAAAATAATTATGTCAAGAAATATTTTCACATATGTTTTATTTTGAGAAACTTAAGGGGCTATATGGGGCTGAAAAGGGCTAAAAGGGACTCAGAAATATTTCTCTTAAATTATTCATAAAAAATTATTAAAATAATTATTGACACAGACATAAAAATAATTTACGAATCTTTCCTACCAAAATACAAATCTTTAACAAACAAAGGAGAAAATATGAAACCTAGATCAGCAACCCCATTAAAAGAAGTGGTTAAGAAAAATGAAATGTTGGAAGATATTATTTTCCAAATCAGAGAGCGTGAAGGGAGAACAATTAGGATCTATAGTGAGTTGGATTTAGGAGATGACTTTATAAAATCTTCTCTAGGCTACGACTTGAAATTGTGCGAAAACGCAATCAAATATTTCCTTGCAGAGTTCAAAGACACTGAAGAGGAGTCAAAAGATAAAGAAGAAAATCCTTTCGACCCAAAAGAGTTTTCTTTAGCATTTGGCAAGAACTGGTTCAAGCTAATCGACCACGTTAATTACGAAAGAGACTTCAATCTGCGTGAATCTGTTTCAAATTATTTATCTTTTGTAAAAGGAAAAAATATTATTGTTAGATAAAAAATATTTAAAATAATTGTTGACATATAGAAACACAGGCTCTATTCTGTTTTCGAGCGGTTAGCTCACTTTATTAAAAAATAATGGTAATGATATGAAAATGATAACTTCTAATTCGTCAGCAAAGCAAATTCAAAACGCTTTAAGATCTAAAGAGCCGATGCTTTTTTCTTCGGATGAAGAAACTAGAAAAAAAATAAAAGAGCAGGTTGATTTGGTCTTGATTAAAATAAGAAAGCAAAGAAAAAATGCCGCAAATTAAATATCAATATTGGAGCAAATGGCGGCATTGCTGGTGTGATTTTAAACAAACGCCAAATGCCGAACATTTAGCGCACATGAAAAAATTTTTTTACCAAATTAGAATTGTAGAATTATGAGAGAGATTAAATTTAGAGCTTGGGACATTAAGCGCAAATTAATGACAGTTTTCAATTTAACAGAAATTTATGCTGATTGCTGTGGCAATGTGGGGTTTTTAAAAAATGCGCCACACCAACATGAAAATGATTCTTGGAAAGATTTTGAGTTAATGCAATACACGAGCTTAAAAGATAAAAATGAAAAAGAGATCTACGAAGGTGATGTTTTGCGTTCAAAAGTTGGGTATTTATATGTTGTTGACTTCCAGTATGGAAGCTTCGGGGCATACTGGACGAAAGAAAAGAATATATGGCATTCATGTTCTTCCAGATCTTTTGAAGAAAAAGAATTTGAGATCGTGGGAAATATCTTTGAAAATCCAAAACTTTTAAAAAAATATCTTGTGCCAACTTATGAACATCAAGCAAATTAGGAAGGACTTAGGACTAACTCAACGAGAACTCGCAAATGCGTTAGGGCTTGCTAAGAATGGTGATGTTTACATTCGGAAAGTAGAGAATGGAAGGGCAGAACCTAGCGGGTTGTTAGTGAGAGCAATTGAAATGCTAGTAAAATTGAAAGCGCTTGACAAATAAAAATAACTTGACAATATTCCGCGCGTTGCTCAAAGCATACCTGCTATAATGCTACTGCAATTGAGCAATTTAAACTTCCTTAGATTAAATAGCGACCAAGCGTTAGCTGGCGCGGAAATTGAGATTGTAAAATGTCAAAGACTAAAGCTGGAAATGAGAGAAAAAGACCTGCGAGAATGAATGAGGGAAGGCCTACGAAATATAATGATGAATTAGCAGACCAAATTTGCGCTTTAATTGCTGAGGGGAATTCATTGCCGAGGATTAGTAAGAAGTTGGGATTTGATTTGGTTAGCTTTTATAGCTGGCTTCGCAAGTATGACGAGTTTCTCAAAAAGTACACACAAGCTAAAGAGGATCAAGCCGATACGATGGCCGAACAAATGCTTGATATTTCTGATTCTGAACTACCAAGAGACGTCTTCGGAAAAATTGATTCTGCTGCTGTAAATCAGGCCAGATTAAGAGTTGATACAAGAAAATGGATTGCTGCCAGATTGAAACCTAAGAAATTCGGTGATTCAACAACTCTTCGCGGTGATTCTGAAGCTCCATTGAATCCAAGTGTAAATGTAATCTTAAATAAATAATTTAATGAAAGAATATCTAGGAGAAGATTATAAGCTTATTTATCATGAGGTAAAGGAAGCAGTAATATTCTTGAACAAAACATTTTTCCCAGCGATAAATTTGCCGTCTGATACTGATGAAGCTATGAAAGTTTTCAATGACAAATGGAAATATTGTGGCCACGCAATGATACTATTGATTTTAGCCGAATTGACTAAAAAGATCGCTGAGATTAGTGAAACTAAATGATTAATCTCGAACTCCACCCCAGACAATCAGCTTGTTTCTTAAGTCCAGCAACCGAGATTCTTTATGGTGGAGCCGCTGGAGGTGGGAAATCTCACACGATGAGAGTAATCGCTATTATTCTCGCTTTAGATGTCCCAAACATTCAAATCTATTTATTCAGAAGAGTTTTTGCTGATTTGTCTAAAAATCATATTGAAGGAGCTTCTGGTTTTGCTGCTTTATTAGCTCCATTAATTCAACTAAAATATGTCCGTATCTCTGAAAGCGAAATCACTTTTAAGAACGGATCGAAAATCTATCTTTGTCACTGCCAGCACGAAAAAGATGTAATTAAATATCAAGGTGCAGAAATAAACGTACTACTCATTGATGAATTAACCCACTTCTCAGAAAAGATTTATAAGTTTCTTCGTGGTCGTTGTCGTATTGGTTCACTCGTTGTTCCAGAAAAATACAAGGCCAAATTACCACTAATTATTTGCGGCTCAAATCCAGGTGGAGTTGGACACCAATTCGTAAAAGAAACTTTCATTGATAATTGTAAACCAATGCAAGTTAGACAAATGTCACCAGAAGAAGGCGGAATGCTAAGACAATTTATTCCTGCCAGACTAGAAGATAACCCAACCATGATACAAAATGACCCATTCTATGCAAATAAACTGATTGGATTAGGTGGAGCTTTAGCAAAAGCAATGTTAGATGGTGATTGGGACGCAATAGAAGGTTGTTATTTCGACCAATTCAATAAAGATATTCATGTAATCGAGCCTTTCTTAATTCCGCCAGATTGGGCAAGAATAAGAGGTTTTGACTGGGGCTATTCTAAACCTTTTGCTACTCTTTGGGCTGCTGTATCTGATGGTTCTTCTGTTATGTGTGGAGGAGTTAAAAGAAGTTTTCCACGAGGTTCATTAATCTTTTATCGTGAATATTATGGCTGTACTGGTAAGGCAAATGAGGGCTTAAAGATAAGCAACCAACAGATTGCAGAAGCAACGATGCAAATGCAGGAAGGTGAAAAGATGTCTGACATGGTAGCCGACCCAGCAATCTTTGATGTTTCAAGAGGTAAATCAATTGCTGAAGAAATGGCAAACTTTGGCTGTCATTATAGAGAAGCTGACAACAAAAGAATTAATGGATGGCAACAAATAAGAGGAAGATTAATAGGACAAGACGGAAAACCTTTGATTTATTTTACAAAGGATTGTAAGAATCTCCTGCGTACTTTGCCGATTATGCAATATGATCCAAGCAAGCCAGAGGATTTAGACTCTGACTTAGAGGATCATGCTTGTTTTATTGGTTCAACACTGGTTGATACAGATAAAGGCAAGATTCAGATCAAAGATTTAGACCCGAATCTTCATAAAATTATGGCAGGAGATAAATGGACAAATGAATATTTTCCGTCTATAACAAAAGAAAAAGCTAAGACCATTAAACTTACGTTCGAAAACGGAGTCTCTATTTATTGCACTCCGGAGCATAAAATACTTGACAATACTGATACATGGCGCTACGCTAGAGATTTTCTAAATATCGAGGCTTTATGGAACCAGCAATTATCAGCGACACAATACAGCATTACAGGGGTAAAAACTATTATTTCTGCGGTCATTATTTTCAAAAAAACGGCGTTAGACTTCATAGATTGGTTTGGCAAGATGCAAATGGCACGATACCTAAAGGCTATCACGTACATCATAAAGATGAGGATAGAACAAATAACAAACTCGAAAATCTTGAATGTATTACTTCGAGTAATCATGCCAAACTTCATTTTAATGAAGAGAAGAGAGTTAAATCTAGAGAGAATGTCAAGAAAGCTATCAAGGCTGCTGTCTTGTGGCATAAGAGCGAAGAAGGAAGAAAGTGGCATAAAGAACACTGGGAGAAAAATTGCAAAGCTAAGTTTACCGAAAAGACTTTTGCCAAAAAATGTAATAACTGCTCTAAAGAATATTACACTGTTCCAAATCTCCAGAACTACAGCAAATTCTGTGGGAATAATTGCAAAGCGAGTGCGTTGCGTAAGCGTAGAAGATTGGAAGGAGGAGCCAGTCTATTGCCTATTCGAACCAAAGACCAATAGCTTCACAATCGAAGAAGGATTAATTGTCCATAATTGCGACACTTTGCGTTATATCTGCATGAGCCGTCCGATTGTTGTAAATATTACACCAACGCCATCAGAAATTGGTGAGCAATGGTGGAAAGACTTTAATCCGCATAATGTGAGAAAACAATTATTAAAAAGAGAGAATTTAAAAAATTATGAGTAAATTTAATATTTGACAAAAATAAAACTATGTTATAAATTCTATAATTGAGGCTTGCAAAGCGTCTTTAGTTCAAAACAAATGTGAAAACCAACTAAGAAGACAAATGCAAGCTGACCAAGTTGAAAAGAAAGAAGATTTAGCTTTATCTAAAGGCGATGCTGGATTAGTTGAAATATGGACTAAAGAGCTGGAGAATGCTGATGAATATGAGAAAGACTGGCGAGAAGAAGCTTCTAAATATTTCGAGATTTACAAAGATGAGCAATCAGCGCTAACCACTGATTCAAGACGCTATAATGTGTTTTGGTCTAATACTCAAACATTACGCCCCCTAGTATTTTCCCGCCTTCCTGATCCAAATATTACCCAAAGATTCCTAAGTGAAAATGAGGTTGCCCGCATTTCTTCTGAAATGATGGAGCGTATGGTTGATTTGTATATCAAGGATTCGGATGCTGAGGATGTAATTAGCAAATGCCGTGATGATTTCCTAGTTGGCGGCCGTGGAGTTGCTAGAATAGTTTATGACCCTGAAGAAGTTGTTGAATTAGAAAGCGGGGAAACAGAATTGGACTCGACAGATAAGCGTTGCCGTTTTCAATATGTTGATTGGAAAGATTTTAGAATGTCCACTGAGACAAACTGGCGCGATATTCGCTGGGTTGCTTTCCGTCACTATATGACAAGAGAAGAGCTTGTTGATGATTTTGGAAGTAAAGGCAAAGCAGTTTCTCTTAACAAATCACGCCTAGATTCACTTGACGAACCAGCCAAGAATGATTTATTTAAAATGGCTGAAGTATGGGAAATTTGGGACAAAGAAAGCCGCAAAGTTTTCTTTGCAACTATTGGTGGCGATGGTGTCTTACTAGATGAAGAAGAAGACCCTTACAATCTAAAGAATTTTTTCCCAATCGCAATGCCTTTAGGATCTAAGTCTGATCCTTGCTCGCTGCTTCCAATTCCTCTTTATCGTTTCTACAAATCACAAGCCGAAGAACTCAACAGAGTTGATGCAAGAATCAAATCTTTAATCGAACAATGCAAAGTAACAGGCATCTATAATTCAGTTGCTGAAGGTTCTGACATTGAGGCTTTATTTAATGGCAATGATGGTGATTTTACCCCTCTCAAAGGAACTGGTGGATTGCAGAAAGCCTCAGACATGGTGTTATTTAAGCCACTTAATGAAATCATTGTAGCAATCAGAGAATTGCAGCAACATAAAATCGAAATAATTAATGCAATTCGTGACATTACTGGAATTTCTGATATTGTTAGGGGTGTTTCTGTTGCCTCTGAAACCGCAACAGCGCAGCAATTAAAAGGTAATTTCGCTATTTCGCGCATTCAGCCACTACAAAAAGAAGTTGAATTTTGGATTCGTGATTTAATCCGCCTATTAATCGAACTTACCGTTGAAAAATATTCAATCGAAGAGTTAGTTGAAGCCACAGGGCTGAAAATCGTTGATATTCGCAGGATTGAGAAAGAAGCAAATGATAGATTAAAAGTGCTATCGATGGAAGCCCAAAGACAAATAAACCCTGCTGATCCAGATGCAGCGGAAAAGATGCAAATGGTTCAAGAGCAAGCTAAAAAAGGCTTTGAAGAAACAATGAAAGTTCCCCTTGAAGAACTAAAAGGTTATGCTGCAACGCCCGAACAATTAGTTGAAATCGCTCGCATGATTAAAGATGATAAAATGCGGACTTTCTCAATTGATGTTGAAACAGATTCAACAATTAGAATCGACCAACAGCAAGAGAAGCAAGATCGAATTGAGTATATCACCGCAATTAGCAATTTTTCCTCTTCTTTCTTCCCAATGGTGCAAGCTGGAATCATTACGCCAGAAGCCTTCCAACAATTCCTTCTCTTTATTAGCAAACCATTTAAAGTTGGGCGCAATGTTGAGGAAAGTTTAAAACAAGATACAACACCAAAAGAAAAGCCTCCTACAGCTCAAGAAATGCTTGCACAAGCTCAAATTCAGCTAGAACAACAAAAACTACAATTGGAAGCTCAAAAAGCTCAAACTGAAGCACAATTGAAGCAAGAAGAATTGAACATCAAGAAAGCTGAACAACTCTTTGAGATAGAGAAACACAAAGACAATCTCGAATTTGAAGATGTCAACAGGGCGGCTGACAGAGAAGCTAAACGTGTTGATATGATCGTTAAGGCTCGTACTGAAGTTTTAAATGATCAAATTCGCAATGCTAACCAACCAACTCAAATTTAATATGCCGTTAAAAAAAGGTTCTTCGCAAAAAGTTATTTCTAGCAATATCCGTAAAGAGATGAAGGCTGGCAAACCTCAACGCCAAGCAATTGCAATCGCTTTGTCTAGCGCTGGAAAATCTAAACCATCAACTAAGAAAAAGTAATTATGAAAGCTAAATGCACTAAAAAAGGCGGTAAAAAGAAATAATGTTAATTTTCTTTGATAAAAGTTTTATTGATTGCTCTTTCAAAACGCGTTTAGAGCGTCAGAAAGATCAAATTGATTCTTTTCTTGGGAAAATCTGGCTTAGTGTTTCTGTATTTATAGAGAAAATTTCTCTAAGAATATGGAAGGCTAAACGTTATCTTAAATCACTTTCTTACAAGCCAATTTCTGAAGTTGAGTTTATTATAAGTCCTTCAGCGGTTTCTTATAGAGACAATAATGGCATGACAATCGACCAACTTATTTCAAGAGATGGTGGAATTTTAAGTCATGCTGACGGGAAAACATATACAAGTAAAAGAAGTTACCTAGAAAGCATCAAAGCTAAAGGTTGTTATATTAAGGAATAAAATGGCTACTTTATTAAGTCCTTCATCAATGTTAGCTTCCTTAGATAATGGGCAACCAACCCCGTTATCAGCAACGGAAGAAGGACATTTGGAAGTTGCTTTGCACGATCCTATTCTCCCTTTTGGCTCGGTTCATACTGAAAACATGACCCCACTTTTCCAAGTTGACCCAGTTTACGGAATAAACCAACAACAAAGCCAAGTAACCACTTCTGGCACAGGAACGGCAACCACAAGCGATTCTTTGTTCGTAACCACAACAGGAACTACCGCCCTTTCTCAAGGAGTTATTCAAAGTCGTAAAAGATTAAGATATAGACCAGGACAAGGAGCGATTGCACGTTTTACCGCTAAATTTACTGCACCAGTTGCCTACTCTTATCAATTAGCTGGCTTAGGTAATGCAGAAGATGGGATTTACGTAGGCTATGCAGATATTGCAGGAAGTGTGCCTGAACTAGGCATTTTATACGTGAATCGAGGAACAAGAGAAGTAAGGACATTGACAGTAACAACGGGAGCAACAAGTGCCGCAAACTGTACAATTACTTTAAACAGTGTGGCCTTTACAGTTGCTTTGACAGCCGCTTCAAACATTCAAAGAACTGTTTACGAAATATCACAAGCAACTTACGCCGGATGGGATGCTTACCCAGTTGGAGCGACTGTTGTATTTGTTAGGAAATCAGCGGGAACGGCTTCAGGAACTTACTCTTTTGGGGCGGGAACAACAGGCGCAGCAGCAACCATCGCGCAGACTAAAGCAGGCGTTGCTTCAACCGATACTTTTATTCCTCAAAGCACTTGGAACGGCGATAAATTAGACGGCTCTGGATCTTCAGGGATTACAATAGATCCAACCAAGCTAAATATTTACCAAATTTCCTTTGGTTACTTAGGGACTGATTCGATTGTTTTTAGGGCGAAACTAAGCCCTACAAATGGGAACAATCCGACATGGATTACATTCCACACAATTAGGTTTCCTAACACGCTCAACACTACCTCCTTCGGAAATCCTTCATTTCCATTTACAATCGCAGCCTATTCCGCTGGAAGCACTACAAACTTAACCATAAACAGCGGCTCTTTTGCTGGCTTTATCGAGGGAAATAAATTTTTACACGGCGGACGTTTTTCTTATTTCAACTCACTAACCACAGTTGGAGCAACTAACTTTCAAGCTTTAATGACAATAATGAACGCCCGTTATTACAAAGGCAGAACAAACCAAGCGGTGATTAATCTTTTGAGTACCTCCGGCGCATTAAAACACACCTCACCCTGCATTTTCTACCTAATAAAGAACGGGACTCTTGCAGGCAACCCAAACTTTCAGCAATTGACTAATGATAGTTGCTCACTTTGGGACACTGCCGCAACAACAGTAAGTTATACTGACGGCTATCAATTGCTTTGGACTGGACATTTAGGGGATACCGGAGAATTAGATCACCACTTCGGGAACGGTTCTTATAATGCCGAAGAATTAACTTTGCAACCTGGCGAGTGGATTACTCTAGCAGCTAGGGCAGCTACAGGAACGCCAAGTTATGTTACTGGTTCACTTAATACAAGAGAAGACCAATAAAAATACTTGACAACTAAATGTTGCGCTAAATTATGGCGCAAGATTACTACTAATAGTTAAAATCATAATATGACTCTAGAAAAAAGTTCGAACGAAGTTTTATCTGAAAAGTTAAATGAATTCTTCCCTAACGAGGTTGTGGAAGTAAAAGAACAACCAAAAATTGAAGAGCCTAAAAAGGCTGTTCCAAATCCTATGCTAGAAGAGATCGAAGAAGAACTCACAGAGGAAATGGAACAAGAAGAAGCCCAAGAGGAAGGCGCAAAAAAAGAGGCAGAAGATAAACAAGATTCTGAAAACAAGGACATTCTCAAGAATAAATTGTCGGGCTATCCGAAACAATTTAGAGAAGTCGTTGAATCAGTAAAAGACGAACCATTGAGAGCTAAATTTCTGGAGGCAGGCCAGTTGTTGCGTGCGAGAGAAGACCAAGTAAGGCTTGAATTGGGTAATCTCAAAAAAGAGTACAACACAGCAAAGGGATTGATTCAAATGATTGGTCAAGACCCTGTGAACGCTCTAAAACATATAGCAAAAGTCACTAAGATTGACCTTGCTAGTCTCGTTGATAAACCTGTTCAGGATGACGAATATGATTACAGAACCCCTGAAGAGAAGGCACGCGACAAACAACTAGAAGATATTAAACAAGAATTACTGGCGCTTAAAAATCAAAAATCAACAGATGAGCTTCAAACTATCGAACAAGAGATCGAATCTTTTGCAGATAGTAAAGATGAAGATGGAGATTTAAAATATCCTCATTTTGAGAAGTTACAAGATTCAATCTTCGAGATTCTAGGTTTTGAAAAGCAACGTCTCGGTGTGCCTAAAAACTCACAAGAGCGCTTAAAAAGACTAGAAAAGGCCTATAATAAAGCCGTATTGCTTGACGATGAACTTGTAGCAGAAAGAGAAGAGGAGCTTTTAAGAAAATCACAGGAACGCAAAAGAGAAGAAATTGAAAAGGCCAAAAAACTCAGAAAGTTTACCGGCAAATCTTCTGTGAATGTGAAACCTGCTTCATCCAAAGACGCTTTATCTAGTATTTACGATAAATGGGCTGCTGGTAGTATCTAGTTTAGTATCTATTTAATCCAATTAAATAGAAACTTACAATGGCATACCCTACAAGTTATACTAACTTGCTAACCACTACCTTAGATAATTATAAGGCAGAGATCACTGGCAACGTTATCAACAACCATCCGTTGTTGAATCGCCTTCAATCTAAAGGCAATATCGTTAAAGCATCTGGTGGTGCAACTTTCCAAGAAAAGATTTCTTTCGCTTCTAACGGAACTGTTCAATCACAAGGTGAATACGATACCTTCAACACTACCCCTCAAGACGTTCTAACTACTGC